GATACGTTAGCATATAATACTTACATTACAGCATTTAACTCTAACATGATTGTCAATGAGTCTTTCTTAGACTCTGCTACAGTTCGTGAAAATGTTGTTTCTCTTGCTAGAAACATAGGATATGTACCAAAATCAAGAACTTCTGCACAAGCAACTGTTTCTTTTGATGTAACAACATCTTCAAACACTCCAACACTTACTTTACAAGCAGGTTTAGTTTGTGTCGGGTCATCAAATGACAGTTCATATGTATTTTCAATCCCAGAAACAATTACAACGGTTACATCTCAGACTTCTGACTCAAGTGGTAACATATTAACCAGTACTGGATCATTTAATAATGTTATAATTTATCAAGGAACTTACTTATCAAAGAGTTTTACTGTTGATGGTTCACTCGATCAGAGATTTATACTTGAAAATTCATTTATTGACACTTCTACAATCAAAGTATATGTAAAAGGTGCATCTGACACAGGTTTAGGAAAAGAATATCGTAAAGTAGACAATATATTAAACATAACAGATATATCAGAGACATATCTAATACAAGAAACGACAGATGAGAGATATGAACTTCTTTTTGGTGATGGTGTATTTGGTAAAAAGTTAGAAAATGATGCTGTAATCACAGTTTCCTATATTGTTACTGATGGTGTAGAGGGTAATGGTCCTTCTTTGTTTACCTATGCAGGTAGTGTTGCATCATCTACAAACCAAATTTCTTTACCATCAGTTACACCAACTATTACGACAATCTCAGCGGCAGCTAATGGAGGCAGTATTGAGTCAATTGATTCGATTAAGTATTTTGCTCCTAGACTATATTCATCACAATACAGAGCAGTTACAGCAAGGGATTATGAGTCTATAATACAACAAATATATCCAAACACCGAATCTGTATCAGTAGTAGGTGGTGAGGAATTAGATCCACCAGAATTTGGAACAGTTTTTCTTACAATCAAACCCAAAAATGGTGAATTTGTATCTGACTTTGATAAACAATCAATTTTATCTAATTTAAAGAGTTATGCTCTTGCAGGAATTAATCAAAAAATACTTGATCTTAAGTTATTATATGTTGAATTAGATTCTTTTGTTTACTATGACCCATCTAAAGTTACAACTGTCTCTGAATTAAAAACAAAAGTTACTAATGGTTTATTAACATATGGATCATCGACTGATATTAATAAATTTGGTGGTAGATTTAAGTATAGTAAAGTTCTAAATGTAATTGATAACATAGATGATGCAATTACATCTAACATTACCAGAGTTATAATTAGAAGAAACTTAAAATCATTAACAAATCAGTTTGCACAATATGAATTGTGTTTTGGAAATAGATTTCATATTAATACAGAAGGTAAAAACATAAAAAGTACTGGATTTAGAATCCAAGGTCAAAATGACATGGTGTATTTCACTGATATACCAAATAAAAACAGTGATGGTACTTTGGATGGTAGTGGTAAAGGAACAATAGCTATTGTTAAAGGTGATGCTGATATATCTCAAAACCAACTAGTTGTTGCCTCTGCTGGAATTGTTGATTATTTTCATGGTGAAGTTATCATATCAACAGTTAATATTATTTCAACAGAAAGATCAAATAATATTGTTGAAATTCAAGCATTCCCTGAATCAAATGACGTTATTGGGTTAAAAGACTTGTATTTGAATTTTGGTGTTGGTGATAGCTCCATAAATATGATTAAGGACACAATTACTTCTGGTGAACAGATATCAGGTGTCGGTTATAAAGTCACATCAAGTTACACAAATGGAGCATTGGTAAGAGGATAGTATGATAACTACTGGAATTGATAAAAGAGTCAAAGTCCAACAGATAATTGAAAACCAAATACCAGAGTTTTTATTATCTGAAAGTCCAAAGTCTGTAGATTTTTTAAAGCAATATTACATCTCTCAAGAGTATCAGGGAGGTCCTATTGACCTGACTGATAATTTAGATCAGTATATAAAATTAGATAATTTAACTCCCGAAGTTATTGTTGGTGAAACCAAGTTAACTAGTGGTATAACAACAACTACTACTACTGTAAATGTCAGTAGTACAAAGGGATTTCCAAAAGAATATGGTCTTTTTAAGATAGGAAACGAAGTTGTAACTTACACTGGTATTACAACTAATAGTTTTACTGGTTGTATTCGTGGTTTTAGTGGTATAACAACTTATCATGCTGAAAATAATCCAACTGAGTTAGTTTTTACAGATTCTTCTTCAATAAATCATGATGATGATTCAACTGTTGTTAATTTAAGTGCTTTATTTTTAAAAGAATTTTATAAAAAGACAAAAAAATCTCTTACACCAGGTTTAGAAGATGTAAATTTTGTCAATAATTTAGATGTAAGTAATTTTATAAAAAATTCAAAGTCTTTGTATCAATCAAAAGGTACAGAAGAATCATTTAGAATATTATTCAATGTTTTATATAATGAATCACCTACAATTGTAGATTTAGAAAAATATCTAATAAAACCATCAACAGCAGAATTTATAAGAAGGGAAATAGTTCTAGCAGAAGCAATTTCTGGAAATCCCTCTAATTTAGTTGGACAAACTATAATTAAATCCACAGATAATCAAACAAGAGCATCTATATCTGAAATAGAACCAATAACAAGAAAAGGAAATGTATATTATAAAATTGGACTATTTGTTGGATTTAATGATGTAGATTTAATAGAGGGAACTTTTAATGTTTCACCTAAAACAAAGTGTATAGAAAGTGTTTCTATTGGTTCTTCTGTAATAACAGTTGATTCTACAGTTGGATTTGGATCTACAGGAATAGTAGTGTCTGGAATCAATACAAACGTTTATTATAGTAGTAAATCACTAAATCAGTTCTTTGGATGTGAAAATATAGTAGATACAATTTCTACTGCAGATAATGTTAGATCTGATGAATTTTATTATGGTTATGAAAATGGAGATTTAACTAAAAAAGTAGAACTTAGACTAACTGGTGTTTTATCTAAGTTTGTTCCAACATCAGATATAAAATTATTAACTGAAGGTGAGAGAATATCTGTTAAGAATGTTGGTGAAAAAATAAAAGATTCATTAACCAATAAAACTAGAAAAGAAATATTTGCTAATTCATGGATTTATAATACATCATCAAGATTTCAAATTGGATCAATATCTGGATCAAATATAGTTCTATTAACAAGAGATATTGATAAATCCAGTATTAAAGTTGGAGATGTTGTAGAAATATTATTCAGAAATGAGGAAAATAAAGCAGCTACTGGTGTAGTTGCAAATGTAAATCAATCTACACAAACTGTTAACTTAGATAACCTTACTCTTGAGTCTGGTGTTTCACTTTTACCAGATCCTAGTAAAAGTTATGATCTACGCAGAGTATTAAAAAAAGCAATTAGTAATACAATTGACGTAGAGTTCGGAAATAATATATTAACATCTGATGTCACTAACGTTTATAATGAATCTAATACAAACTTCTATACTGCTTCTAATTCATTACCGTCATATCAAATTACAGCAACTATACCAAGATCTATAATTTCAAATGCGATTGCAGGTGTTCAACTACCACAATTTGGTTATGATGCAAATACATTAAAGTATAATGTAATATCTTTCCCTAGTCCTGTTCCATTCATTACTGGTGACGAAATATTTTATACTGCACAAGGAACAATTTTAACTGGACTAGTAGAAGGACCTTATTTTGTTGAAGTATTATCAAATTCAAATCAAATAAGATTATATAAGTCTAGATCTTTTATTCCCATAGGAGATTATGAAGAATTTGAACCTTTACCATCTGGTTCTGGAACACATACATTCTCATTGACTGGTATATTAAATCAAAAAATTGGTGCTCAACGATTATTCAGAAAATTTCCACTAGAACCAAATAATACTAATTCAATTTCTGAGAAGACTATTCCTGGACCAACTGGATTACTAATAAATGGTGTAGAAATATTAAATTATAAGTCAGAAAATAAAATATTCTTTGGTCCTTTAGATAAAATAAATCTATTAAATGGTGGATCAAATTATGATATTATAACTCCTCCACCAATATCAATAGCATCACCAGGAGTTGGTAATACTACTGCATTGATACAACCAGTAGTGATTGGAGAGGTTGCAGATATACAAGTTGAACCTCAAAATTTTGATATACAAAGAGTTTTATCAGCAACTATTGAAGGTGGTAATGGTAGTGGATCTATTTTAGAACCAATTATTTCAAAAAGAAAAAGAGAGATTAGTTTTGATGGTAGATTATTAACTAATGCTGGTGGAGTAGATACTGTAAATGAAACTATAACATTTTTTAGTGACCATAATATATCAAGTGGTTTACCATTAACTTATGATCAAAATGGCAATAATCCTTTGGGTGTTAGTACAGTTGGAAACGATGCTGTATCTGCAGTTGGATTAGGGACAACAACTTTAGTTAACAAAGCAACTTACTATCCTGAAGTTATAAATTCAAAAACAATTAAATTATTTCAAAAATTATCTGATTATAATGCTGGAATTAACACTGTTGGATTTACAACTATAGGTAATACTGGTGGTATTCATATTTTCAAACTTAAGAATCAGGAAAATACATTAAAAGATATTAGAGTTTTAGATGGTGGTAGTAACTATCAGAACAGACAACTCTTTGTTAAACCTGTAGGAATCAATACTATCGATGATTCAATAAATTTTGAAAATCATGGATTTAATAGTGGAGATAAAATTGTATATTCTACTGCAGCTGGGATAGGATCAACACAACCTCAATCTATAACTGGTTTATCAACTTATACTGGAATCACTACTACATCTAATTTTTATCAAGTATTAAAAATAAATGATAATTCATTCAAAATTTCTAATGCTGGTTTAGGTGGAACATCAACCAATGATTATGATAGATTTGATCATATTAAATTATCAGATCAAGGAACTGGATTCCAAGTATTTAAATATCCTAATATCGTTTTAAATTTAAAATATGAATTAAAAAATACTAGTGTTGGTATAATAACTGCAACTCCTTTAGTAAGAGGATCTATCAAAGATATTTACTTATATGAAAAGGGTTCTGGTTATGGATCAAATATTTTAAATCTTGAGAAAACATCTACTATTTCTGTAAAAACAGGTAAAGATGCTGAGTTAAAACCGATTGTATCAGACGGAAAGATAAGTTATGTACAAATACAGTCAAAGGGTCAAGAATACTCATCTGCACCTGATTTAGAGGTTGTTGGAATAGGAACTGGACTTGGTGCTAAATTAAAAGCAGTCATATCAGATGGAAAAATTCAAGAAGTTGTTATTCTTGAAAGTGGACTACAATATCAACAAGATAAAGTTAATATTAAAGTAACACCAGTTGGTTCTGGAGTAAAATTAGAATCAAGCATTAGAGGATTACGTGTTAATAACTTTAGCAGATATGGAAATGAAGCTTTAATAGAATCTCAAAATAAATTACAATATTCAATTGTAGGATATTCTACTCAAATAGGTAGTGATGCATTTGGTGATGATGGAGTAGAACATTCTCCAATTATAGGGTGGGCATATGACGGAAATCCAATTTATGGTCCTTATGGATATAGTGATGCAGAAGATGAAACTTCAACAATCAGAATTTTAAATAGTGGTTATATTCTTGATCAATCTACAATTCAAGACAGACCATCATTTAGCAATGGTTTCTTTGTTGATGATTATATCTTTAATAATTCTGGTGATTTAGATGTTCATAACGGAAGATATTGCAGAACACCTGATTATCCAAAAGGAACATATGCTTATTTTGTAGGAATTGCAACTAATTCATTATTACCAGTATTCCCATATTTTATTGGTGATTCTTATAGAGCAGCACCTGAAATAGAGAATTATAAACTAAATCAAACATTATTTAACATTGAAGATTCAAACTTAATTAGAAACACATATCCATATAAAGTTTCTGATCAGTTTGCCGATAATGATTTTATTGTAGAATCAAATGAAATATCAGAACAACAAAGTATTATAGAATCTACATCCTTTGGATCAGTTAATTCTATTCAAATAATTAATTCTGGTGAGAATTATGAAGTTGGTGATACAGCAGTATTTGATAATACAAATACAAATGGTGGAGGTTTAAGTGTTTCTGTTAATAGTATATTAGGAAAAAATGTAACTTCTGTTGAAACAACAATTGATTCATATCAAAATACTGTTTTTGTTTCTAAAGATTCCAATACAGTATCAGCTTTCATATCAACTGCACCATCTTTAAATGACAGTGATATAATAAACATTTCTGGTTTAAGTACTACTGGCATTTCTGGATTAGTCGGATCTCATAAGTTGGGTATTTCTACAGCAAGTACTATTGTATATCAGGAAATTCCTAATTCTTCATCAAGTGGAATAGTAACTGATATTTACGTAACAAATATACCAGATCAAATATCTGTAGGTAGTAGTATTGGTATAGGAACAGAAAAACTTCTAGTTCTTAATAGATTTACAACCAATAATATTTTAAGAGTAAGAAGAGGAAATCTGTCTGGAGTTCATACAGTTGGAACACGATTGAGTTTAATTCCAAACTTATTTGATATTCCATTAAAGAATATTAAATTCAATTCAAAATTAAATGATGTTGTTTATTTTAATCCTCACGAATCAATTGGAGTTGGAACCGTAGTAGGTTTGGGTTCAACAGCATTATCAACATTAGGTGATATTATAAGTGTAGTTCCTACTCCAACATATAGCATTTTCTTACCTAATCATCCATTTAAAACAAATCAAAGAGTCACACTAACAAAACCTGCTGCTGGTTATGGAATAACAGTATCAAAAGATGATGGTGTTACCAACTTTACAATACCTAAGAGTGGAACTACAGCAGAAGACATCTTTATAATCAGAAAGTCAAAAGATTATATTGGAATAGTTACTCAAGTAGGACTTACCACAAGTTCAATAGGTCTTGCATTCTTTGGAGATACGAAGGTTGGATCAAGTAGTTTTGAATACAATTTAAGTTCTAATTTTGATCAAGTTACAGGAAAACTTGAAAGAATACATTCAAAAGTATCTGTATCTACATCTCACAATTTAACTACTGGTGATTTAGTAGATTTCAATGTAGTACCAAATCAATCTGTAGGTATTGGAACATCAATATCAATTGATTTAAAATATGACACTTTAACTGATAAAATATTAGTAAATCCAATAACCTGTCCATCAAGTGGAATCACTACTGCAAGTAATCAAATTAATATTGTATCTCATAACTTTAAAACTGGTGATAAAGTAAGATATGAATCTGCTTCAGTATCTGAAGGATTAATTAATCAAGAGTCATATTATGTTTATAGGGTAGATGATAATAACTTTAAATTAGGAGAAACTTTACTTGATGTTACATCAGATAAAGTTATAATTGTTGAATTATCTTCACAGGGTGGAACTCATGAATTTTCATTGATAAATCCACAAATTAATATATTAAGAAATAATAATCTTGTATTTGGAGTTGGACACACATCATTACAAGGATTTAAATTTAAATTATTCTACGATAAAGATTTTAAAAATGAATTTGTTGCGACAGGAAAAACTGATACATTCCAAGTTGCAGGAGTTGGAACTATTGGTATTACATCAACAGCTACATTTACTTTAAATTATTCTGATTTTAATCCCGAAAATCTTTTCTATAACGTTCAAAAAAGTGGATATATTAGTACTGCTGATACAGATGTTAATGATTATTCATTAATAAAATATCATGACAGCACTTATAATGGAGACTATAGTATTTTTGGTATAGGATCTACTTCTTTCAGTATTGCTTTACCAGAAAGACCTGAAAAATTATCTTATATTCCATCAGAAACTGATTTATTAAATTATACTACTAAATCTACAAGAGCAAGTGGTTCAATTAATGATGTAAAAATTAATTTTGGTGGTGTTGGATATAAAAGTTTACCCTCATTTGTAAGTATTGCTTCAACTCAAGGAACAAATGCTAGTTTACTACCAGATTCTACAACAATTAATAAACTTGATGATGTAAGAATATTAAATCCAGGATTTGAATATTCATCTGATAATACATTAAAACCAGAAGCATTTGTATCACCAGTCATTTCTATTATCAATTCAAATACAATTTCAAATATTGAAATAATTGATGGTGGTAAAAATTATACATCTATCCCAGATTTGGTTATTGTAAATCCAACAACTGGTATAGAGGACACTTCTGGTGCTATTATAGATGTAAGTTTGAGAGGAACCTCTTTACAGGACATAGAAATAGTTGTTGCACCAAAAGGACTCGATCCAGTAACTCATTCAGTATTTACTCTTAATAATACTAATGGATCAACAATAAAATCTGTTGGATTTAATTCAGGTGTTGGAATAGTTACATGTACATTAGTAACTCCTATTTTAGGATTTAGTACTGCACCATTTACCGTAGGTGAGGAAATATTTGTTGAAGGAATACAAAAATATAGTAACGATGGAACTGGATTTAATTCAAATGATAATGGATTTAAATTCTTTACTGTAACCTCTATGGTTAATAATAATCCTGCAACAGTTGAATTTAATGTTTCAGGTATTACAACCAATGCAGGTATTGCTAAAACATCTCAAAATTCATACGCACAGATTATTAAAAAGAGTGATTATCCATCATTTAAAGTTACTCAAAAAATATCAAAATTTAATATAGGTGAAAAACTATCTGCATTCATAGGTGATAAGTTTACACCTGTTGAATTAAGAGTATCGGAATCAACTAATGAATTTATTAAAATTACTGAAGCTGTTCCAGGTGCATTTGATTTAGTTATAGGACAACGTATAAGAGGATTTACTAGTGGAAATATAGCAACTATTAATACCATAGTAGAAAATACAGGACAATTTGAAATTAGTTACTCTTTGAGACAGGATCAAGGATGGAAAGATGATGTTGGTAAATTAAACCAAGATTATCAATTACTTCCAGATAATGACTACTATCAAAATTTATCATATACTGTTAAGAGTTCAATTTTATATGAAGATTTAATAAATCCAGTTAATCGTCTTCTTCATACAAGTGGATTAAAGAATTTTGCTGATGTTGGTATAACTTCTTCAACTAGTGCAGGTGTTACAACATCAACTTTCCTCGATACTTTAGCACTTGATTTTGTTGATCAAAAAAGAGTTGATACAATCAATAATTTTGATTTTGCATTAGATATCGATACTGTTAATAATAAATCTAAATTCTTAAAATTACAAAATACAAAATTATCACCATACATTGAATGTCGAACAAATAGAGTTTTAGAAATTGATGATATTAGTGGTTTATTCTCAAATACATCAACATCACTCAACCAATTCTTAGATTTATCGATAAATGCTGAATATGTAAGATTCTTAGTTCAAATTAGAAATCCTAATAACAAAAATACACAGTTATCTGATATTGTATTATTTAAAGATGCTAATGACGTATTTACTGCAGAACAAGCAAAAATACATAACACTCCTTCAGAACTAGGTGAGTTAAAAGCTGAAATAGATTCTGCAGGTTTAGTTAGTTTGAAATTTACTCCTGATGATCCTGAGAATAATGATTATGATCTAAAAATATTTAAATCATCATTTAATACTAATCTTGCTGGTATAGGCACACAATCAATTGGATTTGTAAATCTGTCTGGAAGTAATGCAATTGTTGCAACTGCTTCTACATCTGAAATTATTTCAAGTAATACTAGTGTTACTGATGCTTTCTTTGCTTCAGTAGAGGTTCATGATCCAACAACTGAAGAAACTAATTTTGTTCAACTTTATCTAACACATGATGGAACAAATACATATATGTCTGAATTCTTTACCGATTCAGAAGAAGGACCAGTTTCAAACTTTATTGGAACATTTAAATCAAGTATAGATTCTGGTGTGTTATCATTAGACTTTGAAAATAATGAAGTTAACGAAATAAGAGTTAGATCTAATATTATTGGTATTGGAAAAACAACATCAGGTATTGGAACATATAGGTTTAAATCTAATGGACAAATTGATGGATCTGAAAGAACTGTGAGATTTGAATCAAACTATGCGAACGTGTCTGCTGCAACTACTGTTGCAACTTTCTTACAAGAAGAGATATCAAGTTTAAAAGGTATAGTAAGGGTTTCTAGTGGATCAACCAGTGCATTGCATCAAGTTTTAGTTACACATAACGAAACAGACACACATAATACTCAATATCCATTCCTTTCAATAGGAAGCACTTCTGGTATTGGAACATTCTCCTCTACAATAGTTGGAAATGATCTAAATTTAAATTTCCACCCAGATCCACTATACAGTGGTGGTACTAATAGTGTTCAAGTTCAAGTTTTAACTAAAGCATTTTATACCGATATTGATTTATTAAACATCCCATTAGATTTACAATATGGAACTGCAACAGAATCTCTATCAGTAGCTCAATATGATGCTATCAATGGATCTAGAGCAAATAAAACAAGTTTCCCATTACAGAGCAATACAACACCAATATTCCAAAAGAATTTTGATCCATCTAATGCTTCTACATTAAATCAAGAAACAGGTGAATTTACAATTACAAATCATTTCTTTGAAACTGGTGAAAAATTAATTTACAAACCAGGATCTACATTTACTGGTGCATCTGTTGCTGGTATTGCAACTGGTGGTGGTGCTTTTGCTGATGGACTTGAAGTATTTGCTATAAAGTCACTTAATAATAAAGATAAGTTTAAAATTGCTAAATCTCGTCCTGATGCTCTTGCTGGAATAGCAGTTACATTTACTGGTGTTGGATCTGGTAATAATCATGAGTTTGAAATGTCTAAGAAAAATGAAAAGGCATTGCTTTCTATTGATGGTATAATTCAGTCTCCGATTGCATTTACTCCAGTATCAACTAATCTAGAATATGCAATTACTAATAGTGCAACAACATTCAGTGTTACTGGAATCTCATCAGTTAATACTGGAGATACTATTAAAGTAAATGATGAGTATATGAAGATCACTAATGTTGGTCTTGGAACTACATCTGTAGGACCTATAACTGAAAGTGGAAATGTTAATATATTAGTTGTTGAAAGAGGTTACATTGGATCTGCTGCAACTAATCACAGTGCTAATGATGTAAGTCGATTATATTCAGGTGGATATAATATTGTTGATAATAATATTCACTTTACAGAAGCTCCTAGAGGAACTAATAGTTCACAAAGAACAGTATCTAATCTTGATCCAGTAAGATCAACATTTACTGGTAGAGTTTACTTAAGACAAGATTATAGCACTAATCAGATTTTTGATGATATCTCAGAACAATTTACAGGTATAGATCAAAACTATAGAGTAAAGGTAGGTGGTGCTGACACTGTTGGAATTAATACTGGAAGTAGTATTTTATTATTAAATGGAATATTCCAAACCCCCACAACATTCAATAATTTAGGTAATAATTATAATTTCGCACCAATTGGAGCTGGAACATCAACTAATGTAGTATTCACAGGAATTACTTCATCTAATGGATCATTAATTATAAGTGATACTGATGTAAATCAAAATCAACTACCTAGAGGTGGTGTAATTGTATCATTAGGATCTACAGGTGGTTTAGGTGTTGCACCACTAGGACCAGCAAAGGTAAAAGCATCGATTAATGGTAGTGGAGAAATAGTAGGATTTGTTGGTCTTGGAACAACTGGTAGTGCTTACAATATAAGCACAGCATCATACAATAATATTTCAGGTGAATTAGAAATTACAACTTCAGTAGATCATGATTTTGGAGATATAAATGAATTTGCTAGATTAGATGGTTTAACATTTACACCTAGTCTTGCGATTGGTATTAATACATCATTTGGTATCACTGGAATTGCATCAGCAAGAACCTTCTCAGTAAATGTTGGTACAAGCAATCAAACTCACACATATGTTGGATCTGGAACTGCGTTTGAATATTTAAATGATCTATCATTCGGTTCAGGATATAGAAATCCAGTTTCTGTTGCAGTTACTGATTTATCAGGATCTGGTTCAGGAGCAATTGTTTCAGCAGCAGTAACTTCTAATACTCATGTATTTGTAAGTGCAGCAAC